ATCAGAAGTATCACGAGCGCCAAGGAATATGCCTAATAACGGATATAAGAATCCACGATAAAAAATAAAAACTATGAGAACAAAAGAAAAATTTTACGAGAACCTAAGAAAGAAACATGTAAGTCTTGAAAAGAGAATTGAGAGATTTGAATTTAGAGATGTTAAAACTATAGAAGCTTTAATTAAAAAAGGAGATAGCTTAATTTCTAAACATAAAACAGTTGATGCTAAGTATGATAAAGCTAGTCAAGAATATAAAGATGAATTTGCAAATGAAAGAAGTTTAGAAAGCGTATGGGATAAACTAAGAGATAATTTTGTTAAAGTAAAGAAAGAGAATGAAAAAAGAACGATTGATGCTCAAAAGAAAGCACACAAAGCTGAAGATGAATTTTATAAGTCAAACAAAAAATTGAAAGAAGCAGACCAAAAATGGGATGCTGTTGTAAGTGAAGTTAGAAAAATACAAGCGGAATTAAAAGGATTAGAATCTAATTTAAAATCACAAATATCTGAATTTGAAAGTGGAGCAAAAACTCTAGGAGTTGATGTGTCAAGCAAATTATCAAAATACAAGTCAGCAGCTAGTGCAATAGGGGAGAGAGCTAGATATATCAAAACTGATTAAAAAGGAAATTAAGTAATGGCAAATTACGTATTATTTGTAAGTGAGAACAAGATTAAGGACTCTACGGCTCTTGGTGGGAATATTGATGCGGATTTCATCCTCCCATATCTAAAAGTTGCACAGAAGAAGTATATAGAAACTAAGCTTGGTACAGACTTGTTTGAGAAATTACAAGCTGATATTACAGGAGGATCTTTAGCTGGTGTATATCAAACTCTAGTAGATGACTATATACAGGACGCTTTGGTACATTGGGGATTTTACGAGTGTTTACCTTTTCTTAGAGTGAGAGTAGCAAATAATGGTATTGGAGTAAAGACATCAGAAAATTTAGAGAGTATGAGTCAGCAGGATATGAATAGTTTGAGAGAGGAGATACGAAATACGGCAGAGTTCTACACGGAAAGGTTGGTGGATTATCTTTGTAATAACAATTCTAGTTATCCTGAATACTCTACCAACACTGGAGCTGATGTTAATCCTGATAAAAATGTGTTCTATTCGGGGTTAAATACAGAACGAGTAACATATAGAGGAGGAAAAATAACATTAGATGATTTTTTACCTCCTAGCTAATGAAAAATAATTATAAACCGAAAGCAAAAAATGAAGTTGCTTTAAAAATATATATAAAAGATGCCACTAAAAAGAGTAACAACAGAGATAGCAGAAGTAACAACGGTCAACGCATCCGTTCTAGGAATAACAACATTCGCTGATTTTGAGCTTGTCTTAAAATTATTGTTATTAGTTTTGTCAATCGGTTATACTATTGCAAGGTGGAGAACACACTGCAGTAAAAATAGAAAATGAAATCATATAAAAACTTTAATAGTTCTGAATTTGATTCTCCCGACTTAAAAGGGAGTGGGGAGAATATGAAAGATGAATTTATGAAACCGTTACAAGAAGCTCGCTCATTATCTCAAACACCCTTCCGTATTACATCAGGATTTAGAACTCAAGCATATCATGATGATTTAGGTAGGCGCGGGTACAAAACGAGCAAAGGTAGATCTGCTCATCAAGATGGATATGCGGCAGATATATCTTGTAAGGATAGTAAAACAAGATGGTTGATTGTAAATGCTTTATTGTTTGCGGGATTTAATAGAATAGGAATAGCGGCAACCTTCATACATGTAGATAACAGTCCTAACAAATCACCTAATTGTATTTGGACTTACTAATATTAATCAAAAATAATTAAAATGAAAAATTGGCTCATCAAACAAATGTTTTCAAGTAAAAAGTTTTGGTACGCTGTTGGTTCTGTAGTTATACCAGCAATTGTATCATATTTAGGAGTATCACCAGAAACAGCACAAGAAATTTTTTATGCAGCTTTGACACTGATAATCGGTCAAGGAATTGCAGATATAAAAAAGTAAATGAAGGACAACCGATATAGGTTGAAACCTCACGAAATACATGTTTTAGAGAATATGCGCAAGCAGGAGGTTCGGAATGTCCTTGTCATTGGGGATTTACACGAACCTTTCTGTTTGGATGCATATTTGAACTTTTGTTACAACGCATATCTAAAATATAATTGTAATCAAGTAATCTTTATTGGAGATATAATAGACAATCATTATTCTAGTTATCACGAAACAAATCCAGATGGATTAAGTGGAGGAAACGAATTAGAACTAGCTATTAAGAAAATATCTAAATGGTATAAAACTTTTAGTGATGCTATTGTAATTTTGGGGAATCATGATAGGATGGTTATGCGAAAAGCACAAACTTCTGATATTCCTAAAAAATGGATTAAGAGTTACAAAGAAGTTTTGGAAGTACCTAATTGGGAATTTATGGAAAGATATGTTCAAGATGGAGTTCAATATATACACGGCGAAGGAGGAACAGCAAGAACCAAATGTCGTGCCGATATGATGAACACAGTACAAGGACATTTACATACTCAATGTTATACCGAGCACTATGTTGGTCAAAATTATAGAGTATTTGGTACGCAAACCGGATGTGGAATTGACCACGAAAGTTACGCAATGGCGTATGCTAAATATGGCAAAAAGCCTGCGATAGGAGCTGTAGTCGTAGCAAATAACGGAACTCTACCAATCAATCTATTAATGGAGTTATAAAAATAAGTTTTTTGAGTATATATATTATTAGTCGTATATTTTAATCTACAACACCCCCCTGTTCGTTTTAAGACACTTTTACCGATAACTAATATATTTATATTAAAAAGACCTAAAGTCCTTTAGAAGTCCTTATTTTAATTACTATATAATTGTTAATAACTTTATAAAAAAGTTGTTAAAAATTGTACTATGTTAAACTTATTGTTTATTTTTACAATATTAATCAAATACCAATTAGGTAAAACAATGACAAAAGAAAAAACAATTAAAACAAAAAATCTTAAATGTAAAGTTGAGGCAGTAGTTGAAACATCTATAAAAGATTTAGTGAAAAAAGGTGCTACTTTAACTATTGATGACCAAGGTTACGAAGTTCTTGATTTAAGAAGTATTAAATAATAACACAAGCTAGCAAAACATGCTAGCTTTTTTTTATAGCATAAAATAAATCCCTTTGCGACTACTATAGGTTATAAAAACAATGACAAAACGAACGCCAGACCAAATTGAACAGGACATCTTACGAATTGAGGAGATGACCAACGAAACAACAGACAGAATTGATCAAGAGGAAACTAAAAAAGAGGAGGAAATAGTTATAATAGAAAAACAATCTGTTGCTTATCATAAATTAAAAGCCTCCGACTTACCAATGTTTAGAATCTATAAAGGATTTCAATACGAGTGGTATTTCAAACTAGAAGTTATAGATGGGAAGCAGGTTTGTATAAAAATAATGATTGATAAAAATGAAATTATTATGCGACCAGCAAAAGCAAGTGAAATACTAGATGAGGAAAATCAACCTTGTACTAGAGAGGATTGGATGTTAGCAACAGCAAAAGTTCTAAATTATATGTCGCCTAATATTGTGAAATCATGAAATATTTATCAGATTATATGGAATCAAAACATACTGAACTTTGGAATAGTACAGGAACATTCTTTGCTTTTAGTACTAAACAATTTAAGGATCAAGAGGTTGAAGGAACAGAATATGTATTTTTAGGTTCAGGAATGTATACTCCGAAAAAACACGCTAATAAAGTAATTGAACAAGGGTATAAAATATATAAGGATAGTATCAAACAAGATATAAAAGAAAACGGAAAGAACAAAATCATACTTAGGGAACTATTAAATCATGAAGCCTTTTATGTAGGAAATACAGAAGAAACTATCACAACATTAGAAGATTATCCAATTACTGAAAAAGAAATCATCAATATTTATAATAAAAATTTCTCAAAATATGCAGACCAATAACATGATAGCAAAAGATTACTACTACAAAGGAGGATCTACAATGGTAACTAGAACAGACGCCTATACAGGTTATGATTTTCAAGATGAAAAGAATACTGATACTCGTGTAAGGTATGTGGGAACAGATGAGGAAATTGAAAAACTACATAAAGAGTTTATGAATGAAAATAAATACCTATATCTTAATGAGGTATATCCTTATGAGGTGCCAAAGAAAGGAACATATTGGTATAAACATCATTGTTGGGGAACTGCAAAAGAGTACAAAGAAACTATGGAGAAAACATCTCTAAAGTTAAAAGAATATAATAACAAATATAAACAAGTAGGTTCGTTTATAGCAAATTAAAAATTATGAAAAAAATTATACTTACACCTGGACAATTAAAAAAAATTCTCAAAGCTATAGATGAATTAAAAACATATTACTTTCTGCATATAGAGGATGGTGCAACTAAAGAAGAAGAAAAATTTGCTGAAGAAGTTGAGAACTTACAAGAATTATTAAATAAAAAATTATAAAATTATGGCTTGTAAAAAATGTAAATGTAAAGAACCGATATTAACATCTATTCATGATATTAATACCTTTGCTTGTAGTAAAGATAACGAACTCTATTTAGGTGGCAAAAATGAATTTGGAGAAGATATTACTGTTGTATTTAATGCAATAGAAATATTAGAATGGGTAGGTACAGAAATACCTTATATAAAAGAACAATCAATTAAATATATTAATCAAATAAATTAAAAATTATGAAAGGAATCTTAGTAACAGGAAACAATGAAAGTAAAAAAGAAATAGTACCGAGTGGTACTCACATCGCAAGGTGTTATTCAATGATAGACATTGGAACAGTTGAATGGGAATATAACGGAGAAACAAAACATACTCCCAAAATCAGAATAACATTTGAACTCCCCCATGAATTAAGAGATTTTTCAGGAGAACAAAAGCCTATGGTTATTAGTAAAGAATATACAAAATCTTTACATGAGAAATCTAATCTTAGAAGAGATCTAGAAGGATGGAGAGGTAAGTCTTTTAGCAATCAAGAGCTTAGTGGTTTTGAACTTACTGATGTATTAGGAAGTCCTTGCAATATATCTATAATACATAAAACTTCTAAAAGTGGGAACGAATTTGCGCAAATAGGAAGTATATCATCAATAACTAAGGGTTCTAAGTGCCCTGATCAATTTAATGAGAATTTTGTATTTAATTATTATGATAATTTTGATAATCATTGGGTTGATTCTCAACCTCAGTGGATTCAAGACCAGATAAAAGGAACAGATGAGTATAAAAGTAAAATGAATCAAAAGGAATTTGCTGATACTCCTAAAAAAGATATGCCATTTTAATATGATAAAAATAAGACATTTTTCAGATGAGTTAGAGGTCAGGAAGCTATGTGACTTAGCTTGTAATATTAGGAATCTACCGAATGGAGCTCTAACAACAGATGTTCCAAAAACTTGTACTAGTCGTGAATTAAAATATACACTACCTAGAACAGTAGTATCCAATGTAGCTAGATTACATGGGAGAATACACCCTGATATAATTGCAGAAGTACTAGGAAAGGATAGGACAAGTGTATATCACTATAAAAGAATACACGAAACACAGCTCAAAACATGGGCTGATTATCGTATGCTATTTGAAAAGTTACTATTGGGATATTCAATACTTACAAACTCAAAAATAAAATTTGAAACTTCTACCGAACTTTTAAATCATTTGAGAGAAGCCGGAGTAATATTTTCAGATACTCCTACAGCGATCATAGAAGTTAACACGGGTGGGTTCATAACTTATATAAATACGGATATAAGAAATTGCGGAACTAATATGGAGATTATTAGATTAGCACTATCAGATTACGAAATAACATCAATAAACTTAAAAATAGATGAAACATTTATTAAGTAGCACATCATTCATAATAGTTAATAAAAGGTTAGCAACGCGAGTAGGACTAAAAGAGGCAATCCTGCTCGCAGACTTAATTTCTAAAGAACAATATTTTATTGATAATGATACTATAAAAAATGGATGGTTCTTTAATACAGCAAAAAATATAGAAAAAGATACTACATTATCAAGACATAAACAATCTTTAGCTATAAAAAAATTAGTTAAAAAAGGATTCATAAAAACAAAGCTAATGGGTGTTCCTGCTACTTTACATTTTAAAATAATTGAAAACAAGATTACTAATTTTTTGAAAACTGGTATTAAAAAAAATGAAATACTAGATGTCAAAGAAGTTGAAACAAATAATAATAAAGAAATAATAATAACTAATAAAAAGAATATGAATATAAGACAAGAGGATTTTGAAAAGTCAGTAAAAAAATCAACAAATGGTTATGGATATGATATAGATTTATTAGATGAATTTATTTCTTATTGGACAGAACCTAATAAGAGTGGAACTAAAATGAAATTTGAGATGGAGAAAACATTTGATATAAAAAGAAGATTAACAAGATGGGCAAAAAATGATAAGAAATGGAATAAGAAAGAATCAAAGCTTGATAATCAAGTTGAAGCTTGGCAAAGAGTAAATGATAAACTAAGAAATGGATAGTAAAAAATTTTATAAAAACAAATCATCTGAATATTATATAGCTGTAATTTTAGCAATTATAGTCTATTCAATATTAGGATGTCTAATAACATTAATATTATGAAAATTAAAAAGATGCACATACAAGATCTTACCATAGCTTGTAATGAACTATTATTCAAGACCTTAGTAGAACTAGGACAAAGCAAAGGAGAACAATGGCTGTTAGCTATGAGTCATTCTCTTGCAAATGATTTGAAAAAGGACTTTGGAGATTTAACTTTTGAGGATATTGCACACGCTTTTAGGGAAGGAGTCCGCAATACAGATGATGTCAGATTTGTATTAAATGTTCAAACTTATTATATTTGGATTGAGAAACATCAACAGCTGATATGGAATGAATCAAGTAAA